TGTATCTTAATATGTTCCCATGCTTGTAATGCCACCTCGCGGTGTTCCTTCTGCGTTTCTATACCCATACGCAACTGACAATAATGTATCCATGATCGGAGTGACCCTGCCATGTATAATGTTGTCTCTGTGTTTCCTTCGGGTAATACTGCTCTTGCCTGTTCCTTTGCAATACCATTATCTAGTGCCCAGTTATATACCTCTTTGGCAGTACGGATAACTCGTGCTTGGGCAATAGACCAGTTCTCTGCTAAAGTAGGATCATCGGTCTCAATAGATGCTTGGCGATTCTTCGCGTCTTGCATTCGTGCTTCCCTTGATACAAAGTCTTCGGACTCGGCATATCGTTGACTGAACTCTTGATATGAAAACGAACGGTGACGTAGGATCTGTCTACTAATGTCACGAGTTGTTTTGATTTCAAGTGTCATATGAACCATCTCAAACGGTGACCAATGCCCATGTTTGATTAGGTAACGTAACAACTTAGGTGCTGTATCAGGATTGTTCTGATTGGCAGGGTTACTTACTCGTGCTGTATATGCAATCAATTCGTTTGCATCCCAACAACCACTTGCGCCAACGTTGGGTTTACTCAGTGCTACTAGGTTTACTTCACTCATCTTCGTCATCCTCTATTTCAATAATTTCTTCTTCAATTGTTAGGTCACCATTCTTCTCAAGGAATAATAATGTATCTCTAATCCCTGCAAGTCTACCGTAGTGGTGTGCCCAGAAGTATGTGCCACCCATGCAAGCAAGGGTTAGTAATGTCTGGTATTCTGGACTCATAACTTAAAGTCCCCAAATCTATTCTCTGCGTTCATACGTTGTCCTGAGTTACTATTATCGAACACTGGGCCAGTATCCTCTTCTCTGTTCATAGGGTTGTCGTTCTGGTCAACATCATATAGACGCATCTTGTTACGATCAACACCCACAACAAATCTCTGATTAATACCAGTCGCATCATTGTAACGATTCTTCAACTGCTTAATAAGGATCTGATTGTTGTTTGCCAGTTCTTCATTGGATATCAATGCGAACATTAGATCTGCCGTTGCAGGTAGACCAAACGATTCGGAAGTATCCTCTAGACCAACATCATCATTACCATAACCACCACGAGTGGTCTGAGTCGCAGACATGATCGGTAGATTAAACTCTACTGCCAGACCACGGATCTCTTCGGCAATACTCTTAATGTATGTATAAGAGTTGATAGCACCACCCATTGCTTTCATCCTTGCAGACGAACATATGTTCAGGTAATCAATATATATCACGTCTGGTATAAAGTTCTTCTTCAACTTCATCTCATTCAATAGCGCACGGAAGTGTGCCGCGTTTGCCTGACCAGTCGGGTATTCTTTAATGATCAACTTACCTTGGGTCTTCTTGGCAACTGCCTGAACCTTAGAGGTAAACACATTCTTGGATAGATTCTCTAACTGATCGATTGCAACATTAAGTAAGTTAGCATCAATACGTTCTGCGACCTTCTCTTCGGACATCTCCATAGTGATATAGAGTACGTTCTTACCCATAGATAGGTTACCTGCGGCACAGTGACACATGAACAGAGACTTACCAACACCTGTACCTGCCAGTGCAATGTTCAGAGACTTCTTGACCAAACCACCCTTGGTGATCTGATTGAACATATCCAGATCGAACGGTATGTGTTCTTCGTCTCGTGTGTAGTAATCCCATCGTTCGTCAATGTTCTCTAGGTAGTCGTGACCAATGTTAGTATCAAAGGTAACACCTAGTGCTTTACTTAGGATCTCAGGTATGGCATTCTTGGATAGAGTCTGGTGCTTACCATCAATGATCTGAATAGATTCCATGATAGAGTTATAGACCGCACGGTCTTGACACCACTTCTCGGTACGTTCGAGCAACCACTCAAGATTCTCTTCCTTCTTCTCAAAGATGTTAGGAAGGATCTCAATGGCATGGCGGTATTGTTCATCGTTGAGTCGATCACCTTCATCGACCTCAATCTTAAATGCTTCCATAGTAGGAAGTTTGTTGTACTTAGCAATGAACTTAGTGAACTCAGAGAAGAGTCCTTTGTAGACACCTTCAAAGTAATCAGTATCGAGGAAAGCGGCAACCTTCCTCGCGTACTCATCATTAGTCAGTAAGTTCCTCAGTATCGTTTGTTCCAGATGTATCTCTTGCAATTTGTTCTCCATTATCTCTGTCTCGTGTGACTACCTTGCCATCACGAATGCCATTCTCAATTATATCTTCCAGTATGTCTGCCGCGAACTCCTGTAACTCTACAACCTCGGAGGTGGCATCACTCGGTGATTCAACAACCCTGAAGTCAAACCTCAAGTTCTCACTCTCACCATCAAACGAGATAGTTCCAAACCGTAGCACGGTCTCGGTGAACTCACCACGCAGGATTCTTACATCCCACGCGGCATCGTTATCAACATACTCAACTGGTATCAATTCATAATGTATATCTTCTGATACCTTGTCTACATTAATCATTGTTACTATCCACTATTATATCACAATCTAACTGGGTTGGCAACCCTATTTGATATTGTTTTCGAACAAATTCTTTGAAGTCGCTCTCTTCGAAGATAGGTGCCCAGAACTCATCGGTCAGAGTTGCCTTGGTACGGAACTTCTGATCTTCTGCTTCGGTACCATGACATCGACTATACCAACCATTACTTGGTTTGATAACATATCCACCTGCAAGTGCAACCTCTAGTAGACCAGAGTTCTTCTCAACACCACCATCCCACGAGACAGAGATTGGGATCTTGGACTTCTCTTTAACATAACGAGACTTCTCTACGTTGATGATAAAGTCATACCCTGTAACCTCGGTACCAGTCTTAGTCTGTCTACGACCAATGATCCAAATGTTATCCGCACTGTATGTAATACCAGTACCACCACCCACGATGTCTTTAGGGAACAGACCGATCTCTTTGTAGGTATGGTTGACTGCAAGAAGAGGAATGTTCTTCATGGTCAAGTATGGTGTAGTCATACGGAACAGACTCTTGAGAGACTTGGCACGAGACATATCTGCCACACCCTTCTCTGCGAGAGTATCATCTAGTTCTTTCTTAGATGCAAGGTTACCGATAGAATCGATTACAATGATCACGTTGTCTTTACGTTCGATGTTCTCTAACTGAGACACAAGGTCAAACTTCAACTCTTCTATATTAGCAATAGGAGTGTGAAGAACCCTATCAGGGTCAATTCCAAACTGCTCGAAATAAGACTGGGGTGAACCGAACTCACTATCGTAGAATAGAACAATCGCATCTTTGTACTCCTTTAGGTACGCACCTGCCATAAGCAATGCGAACGATGTTTTAAAGTGTTTACTAGGGCCTGCTAGAACCGTCATTCCCGGAGTAATACCTCCGTCCATAGATCCACTGAGTGCCACATTTACCATGTGGGTATCAGTCTTTACATGATCCTTCTCGTTATAGAACACCGACTTCGACAGTACTTCCGTTGTCTTGATCTTGCTGTTCTTCTTCATTTTGTCCATTATACTCATTATCATTCTCTCCGAACGTTATATTATTTACTAATTCTCTATCATCTAAGTCATACATTATACGGTATTTGTTGTTGATTGTCAAGACATTATTTAACAAACTGAACTCTGCCCCTCTTGCCTGACTAAACTTGTATAATGCCATTGTGTCTTTGGGTAGACACGCACCACCAAACCCCTTCTTCTTATCAGGGCCCGGTACTCTGGTGTGCTTGATACCGATACGATCATCCGCACCTAATGCACGAGACACCACATTGTAACTACAATCAAATGAACTGACCAGATCCTTCAACTGATTGAAGAAGGTCAACTTGGTTGCGAGGTATGCATTGGACGCGTACTTCACGAACGATGCCTCTGGCCCTGACATCTGGTAGAACTTTGTAGACTTACATCCACTGAAGAACTCATAGAAGTCCATGACATCCTTACAAGCGGCAGGTGTTCCACCAACCACATGATGTTCAGCATTAACAAAGTCTTCGTTGGCAGACTTCTCAGTCAGGAACTCAGGATTGTATGCGAACCTATCAAAGGATCCTTCGGGTATAGAGTTGTACAACCGATCAATGATATCAGGTGTTACTGTTGATTTCACAATAACAAGTGAGTCAGTATGGTTCATCAACTTCAGTACCGCATCTTCTACGATAGACGCATCCACGAATCCAGTGTCGGAGTTCTGTGGTGTTGGTGCGGTGATGAATGAGATGGTAGGTTCTGCCTTAACCAAGTCATCAATAGTCGTGCCATAGTTTGGATCTACAATAACGAACTCTATCAAGTCGTGGTAGAATGCATACTCTACTGCCTTACCAACGAAACCATGACCAACAATACCCACCTTGAGTTTGTTGGTCTTGCTGATCGATGTTGGTGGTGCTTCATTCACATCTGGTTTAACAGGTGCGTACTTATCAAAATCATCTGCCATTAGTTCATATACTCTTTATACCATTCATAAAAGTTTGCCACACCTTCCGCAATGCTAGTCGTGGGGGTGTAACCTAGTGCCATTAGTTTACTGGAGTTACTCCAAGTCTCTAACGTATCAGCAGGATGTTGTGGAGCATAGTTTATCTTTGCTTCGCATCCAGTGTTCTTTTCTATCTCTCTAACGAAGTCCATAAGGTCAACTTGTTGTCCTCGTCCAATGTTAAAGATCTCACCTGCCGGTAAATCAGCAAATAGAATGCATTCAATACCACCAAGGATATCATCAATGTAGGTAAAGTCGCGCTTCATATTACCATAATTATACACTGTTATCTCGTTACCTGCAAGTATATTCTTTGTGAAGTCAAACAATGCCATGTCGGGTCTGCCCCAAGGGCCATACACTGTGAAGAATCTTAGACCAGTTGTGTTGAGTCCTGATCCCTGCATCTGACATTCGTTTGCCCACTTAGTCCAACCGTATGGGTTCAACTGCTTACCAGACTCCTTGCCCTCTGTCCACGGTAGTTCGCTACCTGCATAGACACATGAGGTTGACGCATAGATGATACGCACGTCTGGTAGATGTTCCTTACATATATCAATGAGGTTCTGGGTAGCATCAATGTTGTTCGCGTGGTACTGCTTCTCTTTACCGAACGAGTCACGAACACCTGCGTGTGCCCCAAGGTGAATGATATGAGTAGGTGCAAAGTCTATCAACAACTTATCCAGTGCAATCCCCGAACCGGGAATCATCCTCAAGTCACATGGCACCACATCGATATCGAAGTGATCAACACGTTTGACTTTGAGGTCTGGTTCGTATAGATGGTTGTTGTAGTTGTCTAATCCTTTGACTGTATAACCTTGATCACGAAGACGTGCGGTCAATTGTGATCCAATAAATCCTGCCGCACCTGTTACTAGTATTTTCATTATCCGTTCCTGTAGACGTATTCTAGGGCACGATCTGCTTCTCTTGCGAGAGGACGATTCTCGTACCACTTACCTGTTTCATTGTCAAACTCTTTGCAGAGATCAGCAATCTGTGTAGCAGAGATAGGGTATCCACGAGACACCGCACTACCTGCAACCGCGACCATGATCTGATACATCTTATAGTACCATCCCTCACCGCTAATCGTTTGGTACTCAATGCCTAATCGTTTAGGCCAGAATGGACAATCTCTGTATGAGTTCCAATTGAAGTCAGTATTATTTAGTCCATTCTTACGATGCTCTATTACCTGCTTCTGCATCTCTGGTGGCATCCGATCAAAGAATGAGTTGCCAGTCTTCTCCACATAAGGATACTTAGCAATCACCTCAGATACATTAACTGGATTGCCCCCCAAGTGACTAAAGAAGAAATTATTAGCATCAGGGTATATTGCAGGTATGTAGTACATTCGAGCAAGATCCTTTGTCTGTGGATCACCAAGTTCGCCAATGGCAGTATTAAATGCGAACCAGAAGGGTTTGATTCTATCAGTTTCAACAGTCTCATCAAGTCTGAAGACCAGACGAAATTTAAGGTGTGTATCCCTAGAACTAGCAGTACTGTAACACACGAAGTCCACATCGCGAAATCTATCAATGAGTTCATTCTTTAATACCTCAACATCAGTATCAAAATCATGCTGATCCACGTCAACAGCGCACCAACCACCCCAACGTAAAGTATTAGCATTACTACGCGTGGTACCAGTGGTAAACACAGCAGGAGTAATAAGAGGACTAGAATTTCTACCACCTTTCTCACCTTTGTTCCTAGACAGTCCTTCTAGCAGACCCACGAACTCACCCCAAGATTGTACAGCAACCTTGCGATGAGTCTTGTTGTCAAACTGAGACTGAAATATTGTTAGTTCGTATTTAATCATAGGTACTATTATAACACACTAAGTGTGCCCTTGTCAAGAGAAGAAATTCTCTAGTGATGCTTGTGCTTGTTGCTTCTCACGTTTCTTTCCATATCCATTATCGAACAGATATTTTTCGATAGAATACTTTCGTATGTGTTTACAACTATTGGTGGCAGATGATGCATAAGTATCCCAATTCACTTTGTCTACTAACGACATTATCTCGTCCTTATTCTGCTTGACTAAGATACCGTAACCACTACCATACTTTACATCCTCGAATTTATGAACCGTCTCTAACTGAGTACCAAAGTAACTGGACGAAACATAAAAATCATAAGTACCTATCTTGTCCATACCACACAATCTGTCAGGTGAACTACACACAGTATAAATGTCGATATAGTCACTGACATCAATGTCTGGGAATATACACTCTCCTTCTCCGCGCTTCCATATTTGGAATAACGTGTTGACTTGTATGGTCTTATCATTGTCAGGTGAATAGAACGATTCTTTCTCTAATATCTCAGAATGAATTAGATGACCGTTCATCACACGTTTCATGTTAGAACCTTTACCGTTACTATGAAACGACATAGGCAGAACCATTGCTACATACTCAGCAAATAAAAATGATCTATTGATGAATGCCAACGCATATGCACCTCTAACACCAAAGGGAGGATTGCCGACAACGACATATTTCTGATCTTCTGTAGGATACCAAGTTAAATAATCTTGCTTGATAAACTCCTTACGTCTACCATATAACTCAATACCGATCTTTGGTTCTGGTAATAGGTCATAGAACGCACCTTCTCCTGCCGAAGGTTCAATGAACGTATGTCCATCAGTATCAATCACACGATTTAAAATAGAAAGACACTTCTCTGCCGTCTCGCTACTAGTGAAGTAACTATCAGCAGGAAGGTTTTTATTAATAGCGTAATGTGGTAACTGAGTCACCGACTTATTGTTCAGCAGACCAGACCAAGCACTACTCATACCAACTTCTCC